TTGCGGCAGGTGTGGCTCAGGCTCAGTCGGTTCCCTATCCGGCAAACCTTGTCGCTATTGCTACCACGGTGGCAACCGTATTGGCGAATATTGCTACGGCCATTAAGACCGTCAAGAGTGCGAAGTTCGCAAGCGGTGGAACAATTCAGGGGGCTGGCTCAGGAACATCCGACAGCATCAGCGCAAGGGTGTCAAATGGAGAATCAGTTAACACGGCACAGGCCACATCCCTATTCTCCCCGTTGCTTTCTGCCTTGAATCAGTTAGGCGGTGGCGTTCCGATTGTTGCTACCAGCCCACAGCAGCAAATCGGTGAGGATATGCTGGCGAATGCCTTTGCGCGTGGTGCAGCAATGCTGCCGAATCCCGTTGTGAGCGTGGAGGAAATCAACACCACGAATGAGCGTGTAAAGGTTATGGAAAGATTATCAAGAATGGGCTAATTAAAGATAAGGGATTATGAAGATTTATGAATTATTGGAGGTTATGCGTAGCGGTCTGGAGTCGATGGCTGCTAACGGTATAGAAGCGAGAGATATACGTTATCTGGATATGTTCAGAGAATATATTCGGCTGAAAGGTGAGGGGCACAAGTATATTTACATCGTGCACTATTTGTCGCAGCAATATGATGTGAGCGAGGTGACGGTGTATCGGGTAGTGAAGAAGTTCAACAAATCGATGGAATAGAAATTATACACATTTTTTTGTTTGTATTGTAGGGGTGGGGTGCCTGGGAAGGTGTCACGCCCCGTTTTTTCTTTCATCTGTTGAAAGACGAAAGAGTTTGAAAACAAATGATTTATCTTGAATGATTCGTATTTTTGCGATGGTTAATCTATTGAGGTATGGCGAAATTAAGAATATATTCGGATATCGTTACCGAGAATGAGAAGCAGGAAATGCAGTTCTGGGGATTTGCAGGAGGCGTCACGTTTAATGATGTGAGCGCGTTCTGTGATGGTATTCCGGAAGATGATGGAGAGATTGAGGTGTTGTTGCATTGCGATGGTGGAGATGTTAATGAGGGATGGAGTATCTATGACAGACTCCGGGCAACGGGTAAGACGATCCGCTGTATCGTAGAAGGTAAGGCGTCAAGTATGGCAACGGTCATCATGATGGCAGCACCGAAGGAGGAGAGAAAGGCTTATGAGAATGCCGATATATTGGTGCATAATCCATATTGTTACACGATGCGGCCATTGACGGCTGATGTGTTGGCAACGATGGAGGCCGATATGAGGCGGGAGCAGAAGAAGATGGTAGATTTGTACGTCGAGAGGTGCGGATGTACGGCAGAAGAGATTCAGGAGCAGATGGATAAGAATGTGGCGATAGGTACGGATAGGGCCCTGGAGTTGGGTCTTATTGGCGAAGTATTGCCGCCGATGTCTGCGAAAGATATAAACGAGAGTTTTAACATGTTTAATTTAAAAGAGAGAGAGATGAACGAAGAAAAAGTTCAGGTCGGAAAGTCCGTCTTTGACAAGATGCTGGCGAAGCTCGGTTTCAAGTCTGTTGAAGATGTGAAGTTTGGAATGTCGCTCAACACGGCTGATGGTGCGACCATCGAAGTGGAGAGGGAGGAAGGCGAGCCACAGGTAGGCGATAAGGCCACACCCGATGGCGAATTCTTGATGCCCGATGGCACGACCATCGTTGTGGAGAATGGCAAAATCGTTGAGATTAAGCCGAAAACTGTAGGTGAGCAGTCCGAAGAGGATGATATCCTCGAACAGGATGATGACAAGGCGGAAATCGAGCGGCTGAAGTCGGAGGTTGACGATCTGAAGGCCGAGAATGAGCGATTGAAGCAGGAGTTAGAGGATGCGAAGAAGAATGCCAAGACCACGGATGACCTTCGCGTTCTTAATGCCGTGAAGATTGCTGGAGGCGAGAAGGCTCTGGCAAAGCTGTCATCCAGGTATGTCCCTGAAGGCCGTGGCAAGGACGGTAAGAGAGTTGAAGAGAGAAAGGAGGGGCGTGTCACGACTGAAGACATCCTCGCCCGTATGGAAAAGAATAATAAAAAAAAGTAGGAGGTTGTAACCATGGCAAAGTATTTTGAAAATATTCCCTTGCAGCCGGAGAATCTGAATAGTCTCCGCGATGCGATCATCAAGAAGGTTCTCGATGATGAGAATCTGAGAAAGTTTGTGACGATCAAGAAGGTACGTTCTGGTGAACCTCTTGCTGTTCTCGGTGAGATGGATGCAGTCGGTCACGCAGGGGCAGGGTGCATCCCCACTTTCGATGAGATTGGTATCGGCAATTCCCTGAAGAGATGGGCGCTCGGCGCGTGGAGTATCGCGCTGAAAATCTGTTATGCCAACCTGGAAGATACGATCGCGGAGTATTGTCTGAAGGCAGGCACCGAGATTGGAGACCTGGACGGCACGGACTTCATGGTTATATACACGGAGATGCTGGTTGACCAGATGAAGCGTATGATTTGGCGTTTCGCCTGGTTCGGTGACACCACGGCAGCCACAATCGCCAATGGTGGTGTGGTGACGAATAGTGAGGATATCACGCTGCTGACCACCAATGATGGATTGTTCAAGCAGTTGTTCGCGATCGCTGCGGCCAACGCCAATCAGAAGACCGCTATTGCAGCAAATGCCCAGACCACCTATGCAGCCCAGTTGTCTGCAATTAAGACGCAGGGAGTTGCAACGTCTCTTATCGATGAGATTCTTTTTGCCGCCAATTCGGGAATCAATCAGAATGGCGAGGGTATCCTGATGTTGAATAAGCGTCTGGCAGATGCTCTCACGATGGATATCAAGGCCACCTATAAGGTCATCATGCCGTGGGAGAAGATTTTCGAAGGATTCTCAGTCACGGAGTATAATGGTGTGATGATTGGCAGTATCGCCACATGGGATTGGATGATTAACACGTATGAAAATACGGGTACAGCCTGGAATAAGCCGTTCCGTGCCGTGTTCGCCAATCCTAAGAATCTTCTGGTCGGATGCGATGCCGATGAGCCCATCAGCGACCTCGATATCTGGTTCAACAAAGATGAGCGCATGAATAAGATTTATGCTGCCGGAAAGATTGACACCAAGATTGCTCAGGATGAGCTGGTGCATGTCGCTTTCTAATGTCTCACCCTTTAGTGATTGCTCGAAGCAAGGAAAGGAAACAAAGATATGGGAAATTTGTGTCAAAGCCTTATAGCTGCGGATATCTCATCGAATTGTGATAATCCGCTGGTGCGAGGGTTGGAGAGTGATGGTATCATCATCAACCGCTCGGACATCGATTTTGCGCAGACCGTATTCAATTCCACCGATACCAATGTTATCGAGACGTTGGTGTGTAAGACGGGGAAGCATGGATATGTCGTGCAGCAGGATGGAAACACGCCTTTTACCGGCACCAATATTGCTCTCGCAACGGGCACGTATCGCAACACGTTCATTAACCAGGTGAACCTCGTGGTGTTGAATAACGATCCGGATGTGGTGCGCAATGTGATTGATGGCCTCGCAAATGGTGAGTTCGTATGCATTCTGAAGAACAAAGCAAAGGGAACGGGTGGAAAGGCCGAATATCAGGTGTTCGGATATTATCAGGGCCTTCATGCCACGAAGATTACCGATGACAAGTATTCGGAGGATACCGATGGAGGATGGGCCGTTACGTTGGAAGAGACAGGCGCACCGAAGGCAGCGCTTTTCTATTTCAAGACGGATTCAACCACAACGGCACAGCAATATGAATCTCTGAAGTCGTGATGACGTTCCAAGATGCAATATCTCTGATTGATGAATTGAGGGGGCGCTTTGATGCGCCCTACTCAGTTCAGGATAAGGAATCGATTGCAGAATTATATAGCATTGTTCTGGGAAAGAGATTTGTTCCCACTACATGTCAGCAGTGCTATCATGATGCAGTCATTGAATTGTATTTATACACAAAAAATCATGATTCGTTTATGAAAAAGAAATCAAAGTATGTGATGCGTGCGGGTTTCATCATTCAATGCCCTTCCTTCCACAAGGGAGAGGTTTTCACGAATGCGAACCTCACGGATAAGATTGCAGAGGAATATCTGAAGAAGTTCCCGAAGCAGAAGGATTATTTCGATGTGGTGAAGATTTCAGCCCAGGAGACAGAAGAAGTTCCGGAAAAGGAAGAGAACGAAGTTAAAGAATAGCAGATTATGAATGTTGGGAAGACAAGGAAATCGCCGAAGCGGGTAGATATCGGCTACCTCGCGAGATTCAACATACAGACGTATGGACGTGATAATCAATATCCGCAGAATCTTGAACAGATAGCAAATGCCTCTGGTACGGCTGAGTTATGTCTGGGACGTTATGCCAAGTTCGTCGAGGGCTTTGGTTTTCTTCCGGATGTGGCAGATAAGGTTGTTAACCAGGAAGGACAGACGATGGATGAATTGCTTCATGATATCGTTTTGGACTTGACCCGGTTCGGCGGTTTCGCCCTGCATATAAATTACAATGTGCTTGGTCAGGTGTCGAGTCTGCACTTCATGCCTTTTGAACAGATTCGATTGTCGGAGAAGGATGACAAGGGGAATGTTACGACGGTGAAGGTGCACCCGGATTGGAGGGGTGAGATGATGAGGAACGGAAAGAAGGTCACGTTGTCGGAAAGTAATGTGATGGAGTTCCCTCTGTTCGACCCGAATCCGGAAGTGGTGCAGAAGCAGATGGTGAATAGTGGTGGCGTGGAGAAGTATCGTGGACAGATATTGTGGTGCTCGATGTCTGGAAAGAATTGTTATCCGATACCCATCTATGATGCTTGCGTCACGCAGATAAGCACGGACGAAGGTCTGGGCAATATCATGTACCGGAATGTGCGTAACAATTTCCTTGTGGCCTGTATGCTCATCACAAAGAAGAGGGTACCAGAACTTGATAATGAGACAAACGATCCCGATGGGCCTTACCGTCATGGGGATTCTCAAACGCAGATGATATCCGACGAAGACCTGCTACAGTTCCAGGGCGATGAGAATGGAAGCAAGATTATGAATGTCGAGCTGGAGGACTATGAGGATGAGCCAAAGGTTGTGGAGTTCCCGACGAAGAATTTCGATAAGGATTTCACGGCCACGAATGAGTCGGTAGTGGAGCGTATTTATGCACAGTTTCATCAGGAACCTTTCTACATGATAAGAATCGGAAAGACGGGGTTCTCAGGTTCTGTCATTAAGGATGCGTATGAGTATTACGCAGGAGAGGTGACGAATGAGCAGCGATTTATAAAGAGAGCGATCGCCGGCGTGATGAAGTATTGGAAGGAAGAATCGGAGCGGATGGGAGATTATTCCATCAGGCCATTAAGATATATCAGCAGCGAGGATACTTCGGAGGTTTAAGGAGGGAAAGATTATGGATAAGCATTTAATCGATTTTGAGGAGTTCCGGAACCTGGCAAGGCCAACGAGTAAACATCTGGATGAAGAGGATGTGATGAATGCGATCAGCGAGAGCGAGGATGTTTATATCGTCCCTTCTCTGGGTGTCGGTGTGTATAATCTGGTAACGAAGGAATACACGGAAGATTATCCGATTCCGGATAATCTGAAGATTCTGCGTGATGGAGGTTATTGGTGCATTGAAGACGGGATTCTTGTTTTCGATACCACCTTTGATGCGACGTTCGCGACGGAACATCAGAAAGTCAGGGTTTGTCATGGATTGAAGAAGACGGTAGCATATTTTGCGTACACGAAGATGGTGCGTGAAGATGGTGCGGTGGTCACGAGGTCGGGAACCATTCAGCATAACGATCAGTATGCAGCGAGGATGGCCCAGAACGAGAGACATGCCAGGTATAACGATGCAATGAACGTAGCGGAGCAGTATCTTAATTCCTGCCTGTTGTATCTGGAGCAGATAGATGGCGGATGTTGTTCCCGGAAACGGGCTTTTCGCGGACATAGAGCCCGTATTCACGCAATAGGTAAGTAGTTGAAAGCCTGACAGGAGAAAACCCGTCAGGCGAAAGATTTTAACGGAAAGAAGGTTATGACTAATCAAGAAATCAAGACCGTAGGACAGACCATCGCACAGGAAACGCAGATTGGCGGCAATACGGCAGCGCGTGTCGGTGGAGTTGTGGAAGGTATCGGTGTCGCTCTCGATAACAAGGATGCGGCCAACGGTTACTATCAGGCAACCATATCGGGCGGCACAATCACCGTGAACGCCCCGAATTACTTGCTGGGTTCAGGCGGTAATCTCCGTATCAAGATGCCATCTGCTGGCACAACCGCAAGCACCTTGACAATCGGCAATGCGAATGCCGTTCAGTTATGGTATAATGGCAAGGCCGTTTCATCCACTAACACATGGGAAGCCAATGAAATCATTTCCGTGTTCTATGATGGTACTCGTTTTATGGCTTCCAATTCACAGGGAGGTGGAGGAAAGGCTGAGAAGATTAAGTATGATAATTCGCAGAATTGGATAAGTTTCGATAATGTACAGGGGGCATTGGATGAACTTGCGGAAACAACTGGTGAAGATACTAACAATCAGGCTGACCTTGACATCGTGGATGGATTCGGAAATGTACTTGCGCGATTTGAAAATGGTGAAGTGCAGACGAAAGAATTTGATTCCTCAAAAATGAAAGTTGAGACAGGGAGTGTAAATAATTCTGCCGACCTCGATATAGCTGATAAAGATGGTAATGTACTTGCAAGGTTCGAGAATGGACATATAAAGACAAAGAACTTTGATTCTTCGGATATTAAGACAAATGTATTCCCACATCCCAATGTGATGGGTTCTCCACAAATATATCTCCCTGCTTATGACAATGAAGCGAAGACATTATTTGGGACAGCAGCAGAGGTGTATGCCGCCTACGATGAATTAGTATCAAACTATCCACAATATTTTGGAGGTAAGACTTCTATTGGAAAGGATGCAAGCAACACCTACGATATATACAAATATCAGTTAGGATGGCAGGACAGGAGAGTTACTGACAACCGTGCTGGCACGAATACCAATACTTATTCGGATGCAGAATACAAACCGTTGCGCCTTGTGCTATGTTCCGGGTGCCATGCCAACGAGACTCCATCCTTATATGGGTGCTGGTGGGCAGTGAAGGATATTCTGGAAAGCAATGAGGATTGGGCATTGTTCATCAAGTCGAACTTAATCATAGATGTGGTTCCGCTCATCAATCCGTGGGGATTGGATAATGGCCTTGTTGATGTTAATTCCAATGGAAAGAATATCAACCGATGCTATTACACCGACCAGCAGGCCGAGAATCTTGCAATGATTGGATTGCTCCAGAACTTGAAGGCAATAGGGTTGAAAGGTGTTATAGACTGTCATAATACTGGCTATGCAGACAATGACGGATATATCGTATCAAAACCATCCTATCCCTATTGGAACTACTATGTGAACCTCGGCCAACATGTGTCTGCCTTGATGAACGGGCTGTTTAATTCATTTTTTGGCACGGTGAAGAACCATTTCCATGTGTGGGATAGTTCTGCTTACAGCGGACAGTTGCACGACTATGTAAACAACGAATTGGGGTTGCTGGGTGTTACCTTTGAAGTACGCCAAAGACTGACAAGCAGCGGGCCTATTCAATCCAAGGTTGCTCAGTTTACAAAGGTCATGGCTATTAATTTTATCAACGCTTTTACAACTTATAACGAATAATATTATGGGAAAGAAATTGATTTTTAAGGATGCAGACTTCAGCGTGAACGCACTGGAAGTTGCAGGTAATTACACGGATATAACTTCACTGTTTGCTTTTACGAACGGAAAGGCATGGAGTAGTAATACTGGTGAATTAACGACATCCACCTATTTCCGCTATGCCAGCGCAGACGTCTCACAGTATGCAGGAAAGACAGTGAAAATTGCGTTTGCAAGTTTCACTACTTCAGGAGGAACAGTGTCTGGATATGGAGATGTTGCGAAAGACAGTGGAGGCAGTATGATTCAATCGTGGGGTTTCCCGAAAGATGCAAGCACTGGGCCAAGTCTTTCTCTTTACTACAAGGAAATCACTTTGCCTTCAAACGCCACAACACTATGCGTATCTTACGCCCAAACTTCGAAGATACCAGCAGGAGGATTGCAGTTCGCCTGCTATGTGAAAAATACATGACATGGACAACCGAATATTAACGCTGATGATTTGTGGCGGCATCATGCTGCTGATGTATATCGCCATTCTTGCCCTGATACTGGCTGACCTTTGGGCTGGTGTCAGAAAAGCGAAGAAGCGTGGTGAGTATCGCACATCCTGTGGGTATAAGCGCACCATCGATAAGATTGCACGCTATTACAATATGACCTTCGCCATGTCGCTGATTGATGTCGTTCAAGTCGCGATCATCTTCTTTTTGTATTACTTCTATGAAGTGGATATATGGATGATTCCGTGGTTCACGCTCTTCGCAACGGGGTACGTGGCATGGGTGGAAGTTCATTCGATATGGGAGCCAGCGGATATCAAGGAAAAGAAGCAGCAGCAAGATTATACGAAGGCTCTGCTTGCTGTCATTGAGCAATACGGTGGGGCTGAAAAAGTGATTGAAATGCTGGTCAATAAAACGAAGGAAAATGCATGAGTATGATTATCAGGTTGGAAAGAATATATAATTGCTCGAAGTATTGCATCGGCCATCTGTATGCGGATGGCAAATATGTATGCGATACGATTGAAGATACGGACAGAGGGCTGGATAATTCGTGGACAACGGAAGCCATCAGGAAAAAGAAGGTGATGTCACAGACGGCCATCCCTACGGGTTCGTACAAGATTTCCATTAGTATTGTCAGCCCGAAGTTTTCAAAAAAGGAGTATTATCTGGCCTTTTGTGGCGGCAGATTGCCACGCCTGATGAATGTTAAGGGATTCGATGGTGTACTGATTCATAAAGGCATTAATGAACGTTCTTCTGCTGGATGCTTGATAGTCGGCTATAACACGGTCAAAGGTCAGGTAACAAGTTCGCAACAGGCATTCGAAAAACTCTATGGTTTAATGAAGAAAGCGGAGCATGGAATCAAGATTGAAATAATGAGAAAATATAAGGTATGAAGAATTTATTATTTATATTGGTAGCGGTATTGTTCACATCTTGCGACAGGGAACTTCGTAAAGAGATAGCAGAGCTTCGCAATGAACTTGCCAAGCAGCAGCAGTACGTACCACTAAATAGAGACACCATCCGCGACTCTGTGGAAACCATCACACAGAAGATTATCGAGGTTGAGAAGATAAAGGAGGTCTTAACCGACGAGGATAGGAAGCTTCTGAAAGATGCTGGCATTGCCGTCAAGCAACTGATATCGCTGCAGAAAACAGGCATGGAAACGAAGGATTCCGTATCTCTCTCTGCAAAGGACTCGACAAAGGATGACTCACCGCTCTACTATAAGGATGCGTGGGCGGAGTTCGAATTTTATAACAAAAAACTGAAATATTCTGTCAGGGATTCACTCGATATAGCGGTGAAGAAGGAATACAAACACCGGTTCCTGTTCCTGAAATGGGGGACGAAGGGGTATCAGGTAAAGGTGATGAATTTCAACCCTCATTCAACGATCAGATACAACACATTCGTAAAGAGGAAAGAATAGTTTTTTCATATCATAGTTTGAGATTTTAAGGTTTTATTTATTAGTTAGTTAAATTTGTTAGTTTTTTTGTTAGACAAGAAAGTGAAAATTTTCTTTATAGACTAAAAACATTCCCG